TTCCAACTGCGGAAGCACATGATTCCACGCAGACAACAAGACACCTTTAGTGGGAACAACCAGCACAGCACCAACCTGTGTTCGTGGATCGGTGCTGTGTCGTGCAGCCGCAAAAGCGTCTTGCAGATACATTCGATCAACCCACCAATTGGCAGGGTCTGTGCGAAGGAACTCACTCACCATTGGTGAACTTTCTCCACTCAATAGCGTTTCGTATCTTCCAATGGCGAGTGTTCAATTCCCTTACTACCTCTTCAAGCAGCGCAACCTTTTCCTTCTGATACTGCGTCTTCTGCTGCAACTTGATAAGGTCGGTATCGGAGTTCAAATACAGGTCGATGTCTTGGCGCAGAATCTTGAGGGCAAAAGGTTGCCACCCACGGCAGTCCAACTCTTCCTGCGACATCTTTCCCGTGTAGTACTCCCACTTTGCTCGGAGCAGAATGCTGTAGTCAGCCTCTGCCTTCCGCTGCACAAGGCGTTCGTCCATGAGAAAGTTCAGGTACTTGCTGTGCAATTGCGGGATCTTCAGCGACTCTAGGTCAAGAGCCGCCTGATCCAACACCATGTCCCGCTCTAGTTCTGTACGAATTTCGTCCAATGTCATATGAATCTCCGTGCTGCGTAGTCTACAACAACAGCACAGAGAGTCAAGAAGCAATCACATGACTTCTATATTGTAATTCCTGTACGCGAATGTTGCCGTGCATTGGAACGGCTCTGGATCCATTAGAGTAGTGGTAAAATCAATAGACCCGAGTGTTCGTGGATACAGCCCCTCGAATGTCACATTGATTTTTGGATTCTTGTTGCTGTTCAATATGATGAGGTTTGCCGTTGTGAGATGGGTATTCGCGGCAGCAAACTCCGTGAAGTCTTCCACTTGAGTGGTTGATCGCATCCAGTTGAATATTTCCAACCAGTTACGCATACGCTCATCCACCAAGAAGGTGATGCTCAATTCATCAAAGTCAAGTTTGGTTGGCTGCTTTACTGTTGCGAACGGAGTGGGCATCAGCACCTCTCCCATCGTCACGGTCGGCAGAGAGGCGGTCTGGCAGAAATAAGTCACATTAGGCAAACGCTGAATAGAGAAACGGAAATATGTCGGCAGCAGAGGATTGACGCTCTCTGGATACCGATCCTTGATGTCTTCGGGAAATACACTGAAGTCGTAGGGGTTTGCCATACTAGTATGTAGAAAAGAAAAGGGGAGGGCTTTCGCCCTCCCCCGTTCGGTTCGTTACCGCTGCTTCTATTACGAAGCCACGCCGTGGAGGTTGTCCACGCGGAAGATGCGGTAGTACTGGTTGCTGCGCTGTGCGAGGCGACCACCACCAACAGCAGTTCCCTCCGCGAAGGGGTTCGCAACCATGCCGTAGCGGGTCTTGAACGCCATCTTGGGCTGGAAGGTGGAGGTATCGACAGCACGCATCATCTGTAGCGGGACATAGGGGCAGTAGAACAGACCCGCGTCATACGGGCTGGTTCCCTTATATCCAACGCAGACGAAGTTTGCGCTTGCGCTTGTGGTGTCGATGTACGGATCAATGTAGACCTTGATCTTGCCGTTGAGGGTACCAGCAAAGGTGTTGCCAGTGTCATCAACATCAAGGCTGACATTCAGCGCGGGGCTGATGTTCAGGAAGCCACCCATTGCGAGGGCTGAAGCAACATCTGCCGAGCAGATGATGAAGTTGCCCTTGCCACGGCGGGTATCCTTGGCGATCTTGTTGCACTCACGCTCAATCTGGAACATCAGACCACGGAACTTCTCCGCGCTCCAACGACCATCCGAGTCCTGAATGAGGTCGTACACGCCACCGACAGCAGCCGAACCAGCCGAGGTCAGACCACCAACTACGGTCTTGTAGTAGAGGTCGCTCTGCTGCGCTCCGAGTTTGGCGCAACGATAGATGTTGCGGACAACCTCGCGGTTGATTTCAGCAAGGATTTCCGTGCTGAGAATGTTGGCGAGTTCTGTCTCGGCATCAAGACCGTGAACAGCCTTGAGGTCTTGGGCGAGTTCAACGCTGTAGGACGCAGCAAGAGCGCGGGTGTTAGCCTGTACAGCAACACGCTCAATGCTGAAGCCCATCTCGTTGGGGGTAACGCCTTCACCAACAGTGGTGGACATTCCCATACCCTGAGTCATGCCAGTGACCGAGTTCGGATCACCGAGTCCTGGCATACCAAGGAACGGATCAACAAATCCGAAGGTTCCGCCGAGTGCGCCTGTCGCGCCCTTGGCGGCAGCAGCACCCGTAGCACCGCTGTAAGCGGCAGCAGCAGTACCACCCGAGAACGCGGTATCGGCTTCGTTGAAGAAGGCTTCCGAGCCAAAGGTGTTGTTTCCAGCCTCAGCGTACTTCGAACGCATTGCGAAGATCAGACCAGTCGGAGCCGACATAGCCTGAACGCCGCAGATGTCGTAAGCCATGAGGTTTGGCATGGCGCGACGAACGAGTTGGATGAGGATCGGGTCATAACCCTTGATGTTGCCTTCGCTGCCGATGACGGGGGACATACCACCGTTAACGATGTTGGTGGAAGCCTCAACGATCATCTGCTCCTTGATAGCCTTCTCCTGGTTCTCCAGAAGAGCGGCAATCGTGGCACGCTTGTGAGCGTCCGTGATTGGAGCCATGTCCTTGTGGTCGATGACAGGCTTCCACTTGCGGAGTGCCTGCTCTGTTAGAAACTTGTCTTCCATGTTCTCTATCTCCTTGAAATGTGTTAACAGTCTATTGACTGAATATTACTCTCGTGACTTGCTCATCGAACGCGCGAATGCTTCGACAAGCGGGGAAGCCTCGGAAGCGTCCTCAAAAGATTCCTCTAGGGACTCTTCTTCGGCTTCTCCCTCGGTGACTGTGCTGCCGATGGTTTCGATGTTCTCACGGAGAACACCCAACTTCTCGGCAAATTGCTCTACGGTATCAAACTCAAGGTCTTCAGCAAGACGGCGAAGTTTCTCGCTGTCGGTGTCGGTTAGACCTTCTGCGATCTCGCGGAAAACGATCTCGCACTTCAACTGCTCAACTTCTTCAGCGAGTTGAATGTTCTTGTCAACCTGCTCCTGAAGTTCGCCGTCAAGGGCTTCAGCCTGCTCAACGGTGGACTCAAAGAGGTCAAGTTTCTCCTCTGGAACCTCAATGTACGACTCGGCAAAGAGTCCACGGAGGTTCGTGATGAAGTTCTCGGTGATTTCGGTGCGGAGTCCCTGCTCAACGGCAAGGCGGTTCTCCTGCATCCACTCTTCGACCACATAGTTGAGGTAATCGTCAATGCGCTCAACGAGTTCTTCGGTAACAGCAACGGTGTGCTGCTCAAGCAGATCCTCGTACTTCGCCTGAACCTCTTCCTCAATCTGACGAGCGCGCTCGTTCAGGTGAGCCTCAAAGAGGGTAGCAGCCGAGGTCTTGAAGTCTTCCGAAAGTTCCTGACCGCTGAGAAGAACAGCAATGTCCTCCTTCACGGTGGGCTTCACTTCTGGAATCTTGGTTTCAGCCTTGGCACCCGATGGCTTTGCCTTGATCGTTCCCATGTTCTTGCCGCTGGCATCACCAGTTGGCTCTGCGATCTTGGCGGTCTTGCCGTTGGCAGTCTTGTACATCTTCTCGGAAGCGTAGTCAGAGGCGGCTTCTTCAACCTTCTCCTTCTTCTTTCCGAACTTGCCCTTGAGGAAGGCGGGCATCTTCTTCTTGCCCTTGGAGTCCTCTTCGTCCTCCTCTTCTTCCTCTTCCTCTTCTTCCTCGTCTTCTTCCTCAGACTCTTCGTCCTTGGCTTCTTCGAGTTCTTCCTCTACGATTTCTTCTGCGTCCTCGTAGACTTCCTCCTCAGCGATGGCATCCTCATCGGAGGTGTCCTCGTCGCCCTCGGGGATGTTCTGCTCCTCGGCGTTCTCCGCGAGGAAGCCTTCGCCCAGGATTACCTTCTTGATGACATCTTCGATCTTTTCGTTAGCCATGACTGTGAGTCTCCTTCTAGGAAATATGTAGAACCGTCAGAGTTTTGAAATGAAATCCTTGAACAGTTTCATTGCCTGCTCCTCCAAATTTTTGGAGGAAGTCTTCTCAATGATACGCTTGTAATTTTCCACTTCGACGGGCTTCAGAACGCCACCGTCCCAAATCCATTCCCGTCCTTCCATGATGCCGTTGACAAAAGCGTTGGGTGCAGACGGATCAGCGACCACATCCACCGCAGCGAGCATGAAGTCTTCCTGCACGACATTTACCCCGTCCTGCTCCTTCAGACTGCCCATGCCACGGGACGAAACGCCCAGTTTCACGCCCTCGTCAATGAGGTTACGGACAATCTTGCCGTATGGAGTGTCAAGGATCTTGGCTTTGCCGTACACATCGTTTCCCTCAAGGCGCAAGTCCTTGATGAGGTGAGAAACGCGCTCAAGGTTCACGGTCGGACCTTCGGGGTGACCGAGTTCGCCCATAGCGCGGTTCGTCTTCACATATTCGTTCTGATACCGACCGAGTTCCTTCTCCATGACATTGATGGGATACACGCGACCGTTGCGGTTCTTCGCTTCAGCCTGCATGAACACGCCTTCAATGAAATAGTGCTTCTGACCGTTCTTCTCTTCGGTCAGAATGTTGATGTCCTGTACGGTTTCGGTAATGAGTTTCATTAGTCCTTACCCGCCTTCTTGTTGTGCAGTTTCCAAGCGGTGGCGTACATGACGCTCTTGCCGCGCTTGCCGTACTGCTTGGCAAACGAAGCCTTGACTTTCTTGGAGCCTGTCATCTTCTCCATGTCGGGAGGAGAGACTTCATCCAACTGCTCTGCGGATTCCTTGGTCAGACGCTTGATAGCCTGACCAATGCCCTTGTGACGCTGCGCGATCTTCTTTTCCTGTTCGGGCGTGTCTCTGGCAGCGTACTCGTCAGCAGTTTTTTCTGCTGTGCGCTCGGATGCGTCCTTTGCAGACTTCTTGACATACGAACCAAGCGTCTTCTTGCTCAACTCGTCAATCTGCTCTGCGTCTTCTTGCACATTGTTGAACAC